AAGCAACTACAACATGCGGTTGCGGATCAAGTTTCGGGGTATAAAAATGGCAAGACAAAATGTAGATATTGGCGTACAAGGTAATGACGGTACTGGCGATAGTATTCGCGAAGCGTTTAGGAAAGTTAATGATAACTTTAGAGATCTATATGCAGTGTTTGGGCAAGGTGATAGGATTGCCTCAACTGATTTAGATGACTTCCCTAGCAATTACTCATATCTAACTACGCCGCCGCCAAATACATTTAGTACAACAACCAGTGCAAGAACGTTTGTGGTTAACAGCACAGGTGACGGTGTATTGGCCAAAGACATTATTGGCACTAACGGTGTTACCATTAACAACAGCAGCAGTGGACAGTTAGTTATCAGCGCAGGCGGCGCTAAACTAATCGGCGACACTAGTCCTGCAATGAGTGCTCCGTTAAATGCTAATACTATACCTATTGGTAATGTTGGAGATCCATCTACTGCTAATGTAAATTTATTTAATAGTGTACATCCTACTACTCCTATTACCATTGACGAATTAGTTGTTACTAAGGGCTATGCTGATCGTCGCTACCTACAACAGTCAGGTGGATCAACTGCGGGTCAAATTCGTATTAGACCAGAACCAGTTGACCAAAGCGAATATACAAAAACCATTGCAGGGTATCAAAACGGTAATATACTAATTACCGGACACGGCTATGACAGCGGTGCTGACGGTATTGCCTACAAATATTTTACAACAGGAACGCCACCAGCAGGAATAGTTAGCGGAACTACTTATTATTTAAAATATGTCAATGTTGACGAACTTAGTATTCATACAACATTCGAAGATGCTAAGACTGGCACTGCAAAAATTACAATTAGTACTGGATCAGGCAGTGGTACGCAGACACTAGTAGATGCGTTTTTTGATGCAACACTACCGGGCAATTTCTTAAGCAATGAAGCATTACCTCGTGAGTCTACTGTGCGTAGACAAGGTGATGTCATGGATGGTCCATTATATCTTTCAGACCATCCTAGTCCGTTGAATGTTGATCCAGTTCCAGTAATTGTAGGTGCTGACGAAGATTTCCAGGCTGCTACAAAATACTATGTTGACAATAATAGTTTTGCCAGTAATATTAATTTGTTTGTTTCTACTAGTGGAGACAATACACAGGCTGGGGTACCAGCGGGTAAAGAAGGTCGTGCGTTTGCCTATGCTTATTCTACCGTTGGTGCTGCCTGTGCAAAAGCTGTAGAATTAATTGCACTAGCAGGAAACGAACCAGGTCCTTATAGACAGCGTATTGCCTACACCTTGGGCGGCACCACAACATACAGCACTGTTCAAAGCGCAGCATTTACCGGTGGTACTGGATATGTTGCTGTAGAAACCTTATTAACTCTTAATAGAGAATATATTAGAGCAGAGGTAATTGGTTATATTGACAGCACGTATCCAGATTTAAACTATAATGCAGAATTGTTTTCTAGAGATATAGGTAGTATTATTGATGCTGTTGTTATTGATACGTTAGTTAACGGCAACTGGCAAAGTATAAGTGCAGGGCAATCATATTTTAAAAATGCCAACCTCACACTTCAATTAGAAACAGTAGCTGGCATTGCCTATGCTAAATCTCTAGCCAACTATGTTCTACAGAAAGTTAATCCTCCAACTAGTTATCAAACGGTTTACGTAAGACAAACAGATCTAGTAAGTACTAATTCAACACAACGAGATCTAGTTGATGATAAATTTGACATTGTATTGAATATCATACAAAATGGTATTAGTTCAGCTCCAAATATTGACTATGGTGATGGCCAAGTAACATTCAATGTTGACAACGGCGGCCAAGGTTATGTTGACCAAGGATTGCCAACTAACGTTGACATTACTCCAGGTAAGCTAGTCAAAGGTATCCAATCAGGTGCATTAGGAAGAATTTTATCCTACGCTAGCGGTGCATTGGAAGACACTATCACTTGTCAATTGCTAACTCCTTATAATTTTGATCTCACTGAACAGGTAGAATTTGCTGAGCCAAACAAAGATCTACAGATTACTGTTAGAATTGAAAGTGGTATCTACTACGAAGACTTGCCTATTAAAGTGCCTGCTAACGTGTCTCTCAAAGGTGATGAGTTCCGTAGAACAATTATACGTCCAAGAGATCGTGCTAGTCAAAGCCCGTGGATTGAAACATATTTCTATAGAGATGTAGAATTTGACGGTATGGATCTTGCCACTACATACAATCCAAATGCAATAACACTGTTAACAGCAAACAAAGATTATTTGAAACGTGAATTAATTGCATGGATTGCTGCTCAAGTATCAGGCAACATCAGTCCATTTACCACTGCGTTTGTTTATAACGAAGGCAAATGTAGTCGTGACGTTGGACTAATGGTAGATGCATTAGTTCAAGATATTAAGTTTGGCGGTAATGCCAGTACATACGATGCTGCCTCTTTATATTACAACGGTGCTGTTAGTAAAATTATTGGTCAGGAAACACAAACTGCTGCGGCCGTTAATCAGTTAAAAACTATAATTGTCAGTTATATCCTAGTTAATACTGCATATACATCATTGCAGACTTCAGTTACGCAGACAATCAATTCCACCAACGGCGAAGCTGCTGCTATTACCAAAGTAGGTACGCTGTTGACCAGTGTGGCATCTGTAATTACTACAGGTCTAAGCGCACTACCTGCAACATATGACAGTCCAAAATATGGATATCACTACCTAATGAACAGCAGTGTTCCAATGGATGTTGGTCCAAGTTATGCAAATGCAGGCGGATATACTAATGCTGCTAAACTATTGGAAATCAACAAGGCATTCATTCAAGATGAAGTTAATGAGTTTGTAAAAGTACAACCAGGTGTTGTTGCATATGATGAGGATAAGTCTAAACGTGATACTGGATTCATCGTCGATGCGCTGGTACAAGATTTAAAAGATGGTGGTAAGATCAACGCTGTTGATACAGCATTAAAATATTATAATTCTTCAAGTCTAGTTACGCAGGCAGCATGTATTGCAGGTATTAATTATGTCAATACCATTGCTCAAAAAATTATTGACAATATTTTACTAACTGGCTCCACTACTCCGCCGAAGCGTGGAACTACTACGCAGATCAGAAATACAAGTATTGTAAAAGAATCAACTAGTGGAACAACTATCACTAACCTAATTAGCACAGTTGTATATGCATTTGATGCAGATTTTAACCCGCCTAAGAACAATACAGAAATTGACATGTTCATGTTTAACGATGCTGTTAAAGTTCACAATATAACAGGTCAAGGCCACGGCGGGTTTATGTGTGTACTAGATCCTGCAGGTTCAGTTGGTTCTAAGAGTCCATATGTACAAAGCTGTGCATGTTTCTCTAGAAGTGTAAATCAACAGACATTTGCAGGAGGTATGTTTGTTGACGGATTTAGTGGTAGACTAAAGACTAAAATTACCAACGTCAGTGGTTCAACTTTAACACTGTCTGGATTAACTTTTAGAGCGCCAATTGCACCTACTGCGTTCTATTACAATGGTTTTAGATATCAAGTAGACAGCGTTAGCTCTTGGAGCGCATCTACAGGCATTGCTACTATTGAACTTAACCCAACAACTCCATGGACCAGTGGCAACCTAAACATTATCTTAGAAACTCCTGGCAATCGTTCAATGTTAGGTAATGACTACACTCAGGTTAATGACCTAGGTTATGGTATTGTTGCACACAACACTGGTCTAACAGAACAAGTATCAACATTTACCTACTACTGTTGGACTGCATATCTTGCCAGCTATGGTGGACAGATTAGGGGTATTGCTGGGTCAAATGCACAAGGTGTATATGGTTTAAAATCTGTAGGTGCTGATCCAACAGAGATCCCAGACCAAGTGGCACTGGCCAACAACATGACACAGGTAGCTAAAGTCTATCGTTATGATGATTATAGTGCAGATAGTCAGCAAAATGATATTGAGCTGTATATTAAACGCTATACTTACATTCCATCAAATGTTAGTGAAATTGAAATTGATCATCTAGATGGAACTATTGGTCGCTACGAATTAAGAACAGTCACCCGCACAGGACTAAACGAAAGTCAATATACCTATAGAATTACTGGCGTAACTAATGCCACTACTGCAGTGGTTACTGTACATGGTACTTTACCGTTAACTGTTACTGGTATTAGTCGTGCTAGTCCAGCAGTGGTCACAATCAGTGGTAGTCATGGAATGGCAGATGGTGATTTTGTAACTATCACTGGCGTAGTGGGCATGACCGAAATTAATAACGGTAGCTACTATATTAAATCAACTGGGCCTGGAACTTTTTCATTACATACAGATGATACCCTGATTCCTGAAGTTGACAGCACCAGTTGGACCACTTGGAGTTCAGGTGGTACTGTAGAAAGTCCAATTAAATTCTATTCAGGCGATCGTGTATTGATCAGCGGTGTAGGTGGTACAACTCAGCTTAATGGTAACAAATATTATGTTAACCCATTAACTTATAACACTTTTGAATTATACAGTGATGCGCTGTTAGCTACTCCTGTTAATTCTAGTGGGTATGGGGTGTTTACCAGTGGCGGCGTTGTCAATGAGAAGTTTACCTACGCTATCAATGCAATTACTAAAGCTGAACCTGCACAGGTTACATTTACTGAAAGTCATCACTATTCAGATGGAGACCTAGTTAAAATTGAAGGCGTAGGCGGTATGACACAGATTACTGGTCTATACTATGCTAAGAAAAACGGTGCAAACACTATTCAGTTATATACTGATCCCACACTGGTAACACCAACTAACAGCATTACCTATGGAACTTATACTAGTGGTGGTACTGTATTTGGTGGTAAAGAAATATTATTATTAAGTGTTAGCACCAGTGCTAACGATAATAGAGAAGCAAATGGTTTGGTCACACAGTTAAGTGATCACATGAATATCTCAATTAGACAGTTGCAAAACTTTACATTTACAGGCATTGCCAACGTTAATCCAACTAGACCAAGTACTGCGCTAGAATTTGATGCTACCTTGCCAACTGTTTATAGGATCATTGCATATAATTCTGCACTGTCAGATGGCTCCGTATTACCAGATGATACTGCAGTGTTAACTTCTGACAGTAGTTTTGTTTATATTAAACCCACTACTGATCCTACCTTAGTGACAACTACTGATCCTATAGACGGTGCTAAGAAAATGGGATCACAGATTGGCGATACTAGAATTGCTATCTACGAGTTTAGCGGCATAGATAATACTGCCACTAGAGACTTATTAAACAGTGGAACATTAACTTTTGCATGGGCTGGTAAGACTCATACCATTACGGGGTATACTGCTGCTGCAGGACTAGTGCCAGCATATATTACTATTGCAGATGCTGTTAACAATAACAACTACAGTGGTAGTACAGCCGGTATTGCTAAAGTGTTTGGTATTGCAAGTGCTTCAACGTTACGTGCAGGATTACCTGCAGGATCTACTGGTGCAATTACAGTTAAAATATCAACATGTCGTGTAACTGGACATGATTTCTTAGACATTGGAACAGGTGGTTATAATACCACTAACTATCCAAGTGCTATCTTTGGTAATCCTACACAAGGACCAACACAGGAAAATGAAGTTATTGAGGAACTAAAAGGTCGTGTGTTCTATGTAAGTACAGACCAAGACGGTGTATTCCGTGTTGGACGATTCTTTACTGTTGACCAAGGTACTGGTACTGTTACATTTGCTGCTTCAATTGCACTGAGTAACCTAGACGGTATTGGATTCAAACGTGGTGTTACAGTTGCTGAGTTCTCAACTGATGCAACTATGACCAACAATGCTGCTGACACTGTGCCTGTGCAGAGTGCTATCCGCGGGTACATTGACAAGCGTCTTGGTTTAGATCACAGCGGTAATACTATTCCTGTACCTAACCTAATTGGTTCAGGTTACTTGCCGTTAAACGGTGCGTTAGCCATGAAGGCTATTATCAATGCTGGCGGATTTAAGATTCAAAACTTAGGTGCTCCGGGAATTGATGATGATGCTTCAACTAAGTTATATGTTGACACTCAAGTAGGATTGTACAATCAACTGTCAACACTGGTTGATGTGGGTGCAATGACTCCTGCCAGTGGCGACCTAATGATCTACACAGGTGGTAACAAATCAATAGTCAGCGCAACTCCCGCTGGAGATATTGTCAGTACGCTGAGCAGTGCAAACATTGCAACCTTAGTTGGTGGTATTACTACTTCCCCAGTTATTGATGCTGGTATTGCAGGAACTGCGCAATTAAATGTCTCTGGTGGTATTGTTGTCGATGACATTACTGGATTCCCATCTATTGGTTATATTAAAATTAACAATGAGATATTCAGCTATAGTGGAATTAATACTCCCACTAATAGATTTGAAGGTATAGCTAGAGCACAATGGACCACTACCAGCACCACACATGCCGCCAGTTCAACTGTTATTGGATTAAACAATGCACAGGCTAATTTACAGATTGCACCGTTAGTCATTGTTGATGGTGATGTAAGTAACATTGCCGACATAGCGCAGAGTAAGTTACTAATGTCATTGGCCACAACCAGTGCAACTGCTCCAACAGGTACTGCTGCGGTTAAACAGGCTGCCAGCGGTGTTGCAAGTTTTGACAGTGCTAACTTTGAAATCACAGATGGATGGGTTGGCATCAAAGCAGGCGGTGTTGCAGTAGATGATATTGCCACCATTGCCGACAGCACAGTGATAGCTAATTTCTCAGGTGGTGTTGCTAGTCCAACAGCAGTGACGGCAAGTACAGCAGGTGCAAAAATATTAGACGCAGTGTTTACCACTAACGGTCTGATGAGCAGAACTGGTGCAGAAACATTTGCAGTTGTGGCGGTGACTACCAGTGGTGGTAATGACAGCCTAGTTAAGACTAGCAGTACTGGTACTATTAATGTTAAAGGACTACAGTTAAACGGTAGTAACGCACTAACACTATCTAGTACAACTATTAAACTGACAACGCCTGGTGGCGTTGATGTTATCAGTGCAACAGGTAGTGCGGCCGGTGCTACTCCAGTGACACTAACTGGTCAGTTTACGTTAGGTACTAGCAGTACACTACAGGCAACATTTGCTGACTTGGCAGAATACTATACTGCTGATAAAGAATATGAGCCAGGTACTGTGTTGATATTTGGCGGCACAGCTGAAACTACTACAACAAATGTCTTTGGTGATGCTAGACTAGCAGGTGTTGTGTCAACTGATCCAGGATTTAAAATGAATGGCGAACTACAGGGTACTAGAGTTTGTCTAGCCCTACAAGGTCGTGTACCATGTAAGGTTGTTGGACAGGTCAAGAAAGGTGACATGCTGACCACTGCTGGTATTGTTGGCTACGCTGCCAAGGCCATGGATCCCAAAGTAGGTACTATCATTGGTAAGGCATTAGAAGATAAAAACTATACTGAAGCTGGCGTAATCGAAGTTGCCGTTGGTAGAGTGTAAATATAAGTGGAGCGATAAATGGTACAAAAAATAATAGGCTTAGGTGTTCCTGACAAGGGCAATGGTGATCCGCTACGCACAGCGTTTAGTAAAGTAAATGATAACTTTACAGAACTATATAATTCTGTATCAGCAGTAGTAGTGACAGGTGCTACTGCACCTACTGGACCGGAAGAGGGTTCTCTATGGTGGAATAGTGAAAGTGGTAGAATGTATGTCTACTACGGAACAAGTTGGGTTGATGCTAGTCCAGTAGACGGTGCGGGTATTAACAGCACTAACGAATTAGTTAACGGTGCTCATACAGTTAGCTTAGGATCAACTGGTATAATAACCTTGCCAAACAGCAGTTATTTAGAAAGTACTGATACTAACTTAAAAGTTGGTGCTCAAGGTACTGTAACTATTCGTAGTAATGCAGAATTGAGTGGGACTACAAGATCGTGGGAGTTTGGCAGACAAGGCACTATTGCAACTCCTTTAATGTTACCAACAACATTTACTGCGGTATTAGACAACGCTCACAGAACTGTAGGTGATGCTATATCAGGTACACCGTGGCAATACACTGTTGCGTTTGTGGTAGGGCCTGGAGGAGCTGTTGAAACACAAATAGACAATCCAGATTGGCCAACAAATCCAGGATATTCGCCAGGCGACGAGTTTGAGTTCACTGAAGAGGATCACGGTATTCCAGGATTTATATTTGCTGTTACAATCAACGGATTTTCAGAAATACCAGGAACAGGATTTCTAGTAGTGATAGGAGTTACACCTCCTCCAGAATATCCAAGCACAGTTAGTTCACTAGGTGCTATTAAACTAAGTGCTAATACAAGTGATTGGGTGTTTGATCCTAACGGAAGTTTATACTATCCAGATGCTACAGTTCAGACCACAGCCTATGTGGCACCTACCACTGGCAATGCTGTGATAAGTTCACAAAGTTCTATTACTATTAGTAGAAACGGTATGACTATCAAAATAACAGAAGCTGGGGTTGTACAGATGTCGTTTGATAGCATTATTGATATTAGAGGACGTAGTTCAATAAACAACGCAGGATCAACAACAATTGCTACACCTAACGGAGATACTGTTATAGGTACTTGGTATAACATTAGCACTGCACTAGCGGTAGGTGATCAGTTAGTTTCTACTATTATGGACAGTAGTTTTCATAATGTATATAGAATAACTGTACTCATCCGTGAACAAGATACTACTCCAGGTGTTGAGTTCACTACCGCTTATGCAATCATCGAACAGTTACAATAAGATTAAATACAAGATACGGAGCAAATAAATGACAGTACTAACATTCCCAACAAATCCAATACTAGGGCAACAATATGCAGCACCTAATGGGATTCAATATGTGTTCGACGGTGTAAAATGGATAGTTGAAACAACTAGCTCATCGTCAGCAGCAGTGACTAATTCAGTGCAGGATAGGGTTGCTCCTATGTTTGTTACTGGTGATCATACAGGTATTACCTTTACATACAATGCAGCTACAAATGTAATGAGCGCAGAAGTTGCCGGATCAACTTTTAACGGTGATTATGACGACCTAATTAACAAACCAACTCTATTTGTTGGTCCAGGTTCAGCCACTGACAATGCAATTGTTAGATTTGATGGTACAACAGGAACTCTTGCACAAAATAGCTTGGTCACTGTCAGCGATACCGGTGCAATAGTTGCGCCACAGGTAGGCAGCGTTATTCCATTTTACTTTGCTAATCAAGCAGCCTTTCCAAGTGCCGGTACCTATCATGGTGCTGTTGCACACAGTCACAGTGATGGTAAGATGTACTTTGCACATGGTGGTGTTTGGAATGCTTTGGCCAACGCCAGTGAGTTATTCAGCGGCAACTATGACAACCTAAGTAATAGGCCAACTATTCCACCTGCATATACTTTACCCACAGCATCAACCACAGTACTGGGTGGTGTAAAAGTTGACGGCACAACTGTTACAATTACAGACGGAGTTATTAGTTCAGTTGGCGGCGGTAGCGGTGGTGGCGGTGATGCCAACATCTGGGTACAGACATTTGAATCTGAGGACGGTGCTCCAACAGACGTTGTGGGAATAGCAATCAGTGTAGAATACGATAGTGCGGGCAATGTCATTAGTTTGTTTACTCATAGCAATGCAGTTGGTAATAATTATTATTCCGTGGGCAAGTACACCACCACAGGTACCAAGATATGGACAGCAAGATTTGCAGATGGATTTGACACAGACGGTTGGGGTTTAGCAGTAGACAACAACAGCAACTCAATATATGTGGCAGGTCAAACTACTCCAGAAACAGGATATAGTGTGTCCACACTGACCAAACTTGACAGCAGTGATGGCACCATTGAGTGGAGCAAGACCTATGACTTTGGATTTGCGAGTCAAAGTGCTGTTGTGGATGTAGACAGTGATGGTAATCCCATTATGGTGGGATATGCCAGCAACGGTAATGACAATTATATCACCACTACCAAAGTCGCTGCCGCAGACGGCACAATAATATGGTCAAGAGCATTAGACGGACAAAACGATGAAGAAGCCTATGGTATGGCAGTGGGACCTACGGGTGAGGTTGTGGCTGTTGGTTATATGGAGTCATTTGGAGTACAGGATGCGGCTGCAACCTTATACACTGAGCCTGCGAGCAATCCACTATGGACTGTAGGCGGTTCAATAATATCTTTGGATGGCGTCACAGCAGATTACTCTTTCACTGACGGTGTTCCCACATTTACCAATGTGGTTGATACTGTGGGTGGCAGATCAGTGGACGATGTAATTATCACTGTGTTAGGTGGCAACCTTGGCGGCGTTACTGGTGTAGATGATATGGTCGTCAAAGTTGCCACATTGGCCGCTAACGACACTGATAATCGTATGTTGGTGGTCAAGTATGCTGCCAACGGAACTATCGCTTGGCAAAAGGCCATACAGTTTGATGCGGGCTTTGACTGCCGTGGAGCAGATGCTGACATTGACAGCGACGGTAACATCTATGTTACTGGCAGTTATCGATATAGTTTTGAAAGCGGAACAACCAGTGCTCTCAGCATACTTAAACTGGACAGCACAGGTGTGAAACAGTGGAGTAGACGAGTAACAGGCAACTGTGATACATTTGGCGTCAGTGTGGTGGTTGGTGCTGATGATAAACTGTACTTGTCAGCCATGACTGGCAACAACAATGATGCGAACAACGCTTATACCTGGGTCGCAGCCAAATATGGCATTAATGGCACAGTAGAATGGCAAAGACTCATAGACAATACCACAGGTTGGTCATTTACTGGCGACATCTTTCTCGGCGACGGCGGCGGCAGTAACATAGCAGTCAAACAGGACTATGTGGTACTTGCGGGCGGCTTTGGTGATCTCATAAACAGTGGCGTACCACATGCCACATTGGTACAGGTTGCGGCCACTGGAGATGTGTTCTCTGTGGGCGACTGGGACTTCACAGCGGCTTCATTCAGCGGTGTACTCAACAGTTCAGCCAGTGATATCACAGTGGTCAACGCTGGTAAAACTGACACAGACAATGTGTCAAACATAAATGTTTCCACTGTTACTCTACAGTTTGACAGTAGTGCCTTCTTGATAGGCACGCTGTACTCAGCGGGCGACAGCAGTGACCGATTGGTCAACGGTGCTCATGAAGTTGTATTGGGAGCAAGTGGCACAGTGACATTGCCAGCAGGTGGTACTATCACTGAAGGCTACGTTACCAGTAATCCCACAATACAACTTACTCCAGCAACGCCAGATGTTGCCAGTCAGAAGTTGGTGATCAAGGGCGGCGGTTCATATGATTATACCGACAATGGTATAAACATAAATTATTATACTAATACTGCTATAGTCGGTGATACTCTTACTTTCTATATCAATTCACCTACTTACGCTGGTCAAACGCTCTACTGGTGGATCTACCCAGAGGGTGCTAACATATCAGATCCAGGATCAGGCACAGTGGTATTGGATGGCAATAGCGGCACTATTAGTTTTGAACTAGACAGTGATGACAATGAGTTTACTCTGCGTGTGTCACCTGAAGCCAACAACTATGACCCTGCGAGTTTAGGTGTTGAATCAGGCTTGATTAACCCTGACGCACCTACATTTGATTTTGAGCATCACCTACACTTGACCACAGGCAACTTGGCTGAAACCAGTATCTTCTTAGGCACTGATGATCACAATGTTCGTACTACAACTGATGGCAATATACAAATAACCACTCCTAACACAAGCAACAATGTTTGGAATTTTGATGTTGCTGGAGATTTAAATCTACCAGATAACGGTGGTATAGTGTTTGACCGCAACAACACAACAATACGTGTGGGCATGGGCTTCCACATTGCCAGTGGTGAAGGTATCAGTCTTGACGCTATTGATCAAAATGCTATACTAACTCTAAGTGGTGCTGGTAATGGTCCAGTAAATCAAACTTATAACAAAACTAACGATACACTTTATACAGGTAATGACAACAGTAGTGTCACTGTAGAAAATCTAGGCGGCACTTGGAATGTACTCATAGCTGGTGACAGCAAATACACCAGCAATGATCTCATCGGGTGGGCTCTAAGTACTGGACCTGGACCTGTGCCAGTTGGAGTATTATCAAATGGCTATAAAAGTTGGGTATTTTCTCCAACTGGTAATTTAACATTCCCGGATGGTACTACAAACTCAGGCGATACAGTTATTTCAACCAGCACTTATAATATACAAAGTATTGGCAATACACTAATTCAAACCAGTGCCAATGCCGGCGCAAAGACTTGGACATTTGGTACAAATGGTTCATTAACATTCCCAGATACTACTGTACAGACCACAGCCTGGGCAGGTGGTCGTGTTGTTGCAGTACCTACTGCTAGTATAGGTGCCGCAGGAGATAAGCAAGGAGATTTAGCATTTAATAATTCCTACATATATTATTGTACTCAAAATTTTACACCATCTAGTTATTCTTCTACGATTGTCTTAACGTATTCAGGTACATATCCTACTATAGTAAAAGGCAGTATTCCTCAACCACAAGCAGGATGGGAGTTAATTCATGATGGAAATACTTATATTTTAGATGCTAATGCTACCGAAGGAAATCCAGGCGAATGGTCCTTATCATTATCAAGTAGTATATCAGTAACTATTGGTGATAGCGTTACAATTGGGCCAGCATCAGTTCCAAATATTTGGAAGCGTGTAGCCTGGAGTGGAGACACTTGGTAATGGAAATTATCTTAGCAACACTCTTAATGACACACTTGACAATAGTGTCAGTTACCCTGTATCTACATCGTTGTCAAGCACATAGAGGAGTTGAGTTCCATCCTGCGGTAAGCCATTTCATGCGATGCTGGCTATGGCTAACAACGGGCATGACCACTAAGGCATGGGTAGCTGTTCATCGCAAACATCATCAAAATACAGATGTAGAAGGTGATCCACACTCACCGCACGTATTTGGTATTAAACGATTGCTACTAGGTGGATGGAGTTTGTATCACGAAGCAACAAAAGATCCTAACATGGTTATTAAATACGGGGCAGGGACTCCTAAAGATCGTGCCGAAGTTTTCTACACTAGATATCACCGCCATGGCATTCTTGTAATGCTGGTTATAGACCTATTGTTATTTGGGCCATGGGGATTTTTAGTGTGGGGTGTTCAGATGATATGGATTCCATTTTGGGCGGCTGGTTTTATCAACGGAATCGGCCATTGGTGGGGCTATCGCAATGGTGAAACTAAGGATCACTCACACAATGTAAGCCCTATAGGCATACTAATTGGCGGTGAGGAACTACACAACAACCATCACTTAGAACCTGCAAACCCTAAGTTTAGTCGCAAACCCTGGGAATTTGATCTAGGATGGTTTTATATACGCACTTTAAGTCTGCTAGGTTTAGCAAAAGTACGCACCAGCTAAATATAGTATATGAGAGCGAACTATGGCAATACAACCAATTAATTTAGGAACTTACGCAAACGACGGCACTGGCGACGACTTGCGATCAGCTTTTCAGAAAGTTAATGCTAATATTTTAGAATTAGCCAGTACAGTCTACGGAGCAAACGTAGGAGCAGTTCCGCCAACGTCGGGAGTCTATGAAGGTGAACTATGGTGGAGTACTGTAGAAGGTAGAATGTACATCAAATACGGGACTACATGGGTTGATGCAAGTCCTGCTGACGGATTTGTAGAGTATGACATTTCAGCAGTGGCAACCACCGGTGGAGTAAACGTTAGACTAAGCGGTACAGACTTATCACAAGATGATATTAAAATTGCAGCTGGTGCAAACATTCTAGTTACTAGAACAGATGCAAATACTATTACACTGAGTGCTCCTAGTTTTACTGGAAACGTTACAGGTAACTTAACTGGTAATAGTGCAGGAATTCATACTGGTAGTGTTATCGGAGATACTACTGGATTTCATACAGGCAGTGTGACAGGCGATGTTACGGGCAATCTTACTGGTTATGTAAACGGCAATGTTACAGGAAATGTAACTGGCAACCTAACTGGTGATAGTTTTGGAATTCATACCGGCAGTGTTGTTGGTAATGTAAACGGATCAGTAACTGGCAATGCAGGATCAGTTACCAATGGTGTATATACAACATCAAGCATTAATGCGTTAGTAGATGTTAATACTGTATCAACTCCTCCAACTTCAGGTCAAGCATTAGTTTGGAATGGAACTAATTGGGTTCCAGGTACAGTTGCTACCAGTGGTGGCGGGTTAGATTTTGGAACATTTTCAGCACCGGCTGGATTTACATTAGATTTTGGAACATTTTAAAGGTTAGGAGATAATAATGGCATTACAAATTAGAAGAGGCCTTGAGGCAAATCGATCAGCAGTTACTCCTGACGAAGGCGAATTCTTATACACTACTGATCAAAGTAAATTATATGTTGGAAACGGTACTACTCCAGGTGGCGTACTTATTACTGGGAGCGGGATTAACAGTGTTGTTGAAGATACCACTCCACAACTAGGAGGAGCATTAGATGTCAATGGATTTAAAATTGTTAGCACAGGCAATGGCAACATTGAATTAGATCCAGATGGTACTGGTGACGTTATACTACATGGTAATTTAACAATTGATGTCAATGGTAACGTTACTAAAACTGGTGAATTAAATATTAGTCCGACTAGTTTTACAACTTTCGGCAGTAATAATGCGTCAATCGACGGTAATGTTTTTATTACTAGAAATAGTTACTCAACAGGAACGGCCGCCGGATTTACTTTTGCTCAACATCATAACACTGCAGACGCTGTAAATTTTACATTTTATAGAAGTAGAGGAACAGGAAATTCCCAAGCAGTGGTTTCAAATGGTGATGACATAGTTGATCTTGCATTTGTTGGTCATGATGGCACTAGTACTCCTATAGGTGCAGGAAATATTTCTTGTCAAGTAGACGGAACTGTTAGTAGTGGAATAATTCCAGGTAGATTTAGATTTGCATTACACGATGGTGTAACTAGTGGAGCACTAGGATTACGAGCAGTAGCAGAATTAAATTCAGCGGGCGTATGGAAGGTCAACAGTATACAAAACTACAGCGGCTCTAACTTAACTGTCACAGCTACTACTGTTAACATTGCAGGGGACCTACAACTTAACGCTCAGGGCGATTTAAGATTTGCGGATGCAGATTCTAGTAACTATGTAGCATTCCAAGCGGCTGCCACAGTCGCTGCCAACGTGACTTGGACACTACCTAGCGCAGACGGAACTGTTGGTCAGGTGTTAACAACCAACGGTGGTGGTACATTAAGTTGGTCAACTGCATCGGGAGGATCAGGGCTAGTATCAAGAGCTAGTCTAACACCAGTAACTACTGCAGCATTAGCCAGCGGAGCAAGTGAAAATCTTATGATTACTGGCTACAAAGGATATGTTTTGTATAAAATTGAAACTTCGTCAGCAGCTTGGGTAAGATTGTATTCTAGTACTGCGGCCAGGACAGCAGATGCTAGTAGATTAGAAGGAACTGATCCACTACCAGGTGCAGGTGTTATTGCTGAAATTATATCTACAGGGTCACAGACTATTTTAATAACTCCAGGCGCACTTGGCTTTAGTACAGAAACAACTCCTAGTATACAAATACCTTGCACTATAACAAATAAATCTGGAGCAACAACTACTATTACCGTTACATTGACTGTTCTACAAATTGAGGTATAATATGCCTATATCAGCATACATTAGCAAACGAGAATACATTGTTACGGTTCATAATTTTCAAGACCTAGACAGCATCTATGCTGATTTAGAAACACTTGGAAAATCTCCTGCTGGAGTAGACCTATCTAGAAGTGTAGAATGCCTGCATCGTAGAGCTACAAGTAGAAATACACATTACTTACTAACAGATTGGGAAGCTGGTGAGCTTGCTGCCGATCATAGAATTAAATCAGTAACCCTTGCTCCTCAATATCTAGGCATCCAAGCAGGAACATTTGCCATAGAACAAACATCTTCTTCATGGGATAAATCTTCCGCTACTTCAAACAATATGAAAAATTGGGGTTTATTACGCTGTACAGGAGGCGAACAATTAGTCAACTGGGGTGGAACTGGATATAACGGTAACGGCACAGGCACTCCTGCACAATCAGGTACAATCACCTTAACACAAACTGGACGCAATGTTGATGTGGTGATTTGTGACCTCAATGGTATTGTATGGAATCATCCAGAATATACTGTTAATGCAGACGGTACTGGTGGCTCTAGAGCCATTCAGTACAATTGGGGCCAACATAACGCAGAAATAGACAACGGTGCAAACGGAACTTATATATACGGAACTGGGGATCATTCTACACACGTTGCTGGCACAGTTGCTGGCAATACACAAGGGTGGGCCCGTGATGCTAACATTTATAGCATTTACTATGATGCTGGCAATCCTGGAAATTTTAGTTATGTATTTGATTATATTAGAGCATTTCATAGAAACAAAGCAGTGAATACAGCTACAGGTCGAAAAAATCCTACCATTGTTAATAACAGCTGGGGGCAAAGTATTTTTCCTAGTCAATGGGAGTTTAGTGATATTACAGCAGTGACCTATAGGGGAACACGATATGAACCAGGTGGTACTGTTACCTTTAATGGTGTAAGTGGAGTGTGTACTGCTAATACAAAGTTAGCTGATCTAGTAAATTTTGAACTTGGTGGTAATCGTATTACAACGACGGGACCATATGTTCCACCAGGTGGAAGTATTTTAACTAAGCCAAGTGCGTGGACTCAAGAAGGGCAAGAAGCATTTATAACACAATTTGCTGCTCCAGATGCACAATACGTATTGACTGTACAAGGTCCTGCTGATATAAGTTTTATCAGTAATGTAGCCGCTGATGCTGTTTCTGGAACGATGAGTGTGCAAGTTGAAGTGGTCGTTAAACAAGGTCCTACTGTGATTAATACGTATACTGGACCTGTTAGTTCAACTACTAATGGTGGCACTATTGAATCAATAGTTGAAGAACTCACAGTTAGTCTAGCTAATACTGCTGTCTATACTGTAGAATTTAATACTACATTAGATACTGCAGGTGCAGGTGCAGACTTGTCAGTTGCAACTGCCATGAGATTTACTGTAATTACAGATGTAGTTGGTGCTGGTGCAACAGTTGCACCTATTAGCAATTCGTTATTAGGTGCTGCCAGTCTTGGTGTGTCTACAACACCGACAGTTGGAAACAGTGACGATGGGTACTGGACTCTAAACTTGCCGTTTAGTATAGAATATTTAGGTACTACGTACACTACAATATACGTAAGCACCAATCATTATCTAACATTTGGCGGAGGGTCAACTGTCTGGAGTGGTATTAGTATAACAACTCCAAATCTTCCTAAAATCATGTGGTGTTCTGCGGATAATTCTGCACAGAGAATTTATTTTGGTGTTGAAGATGCAGGAACTGTTGGAACTTATACAGTTATTAATTCTGGTACAAGCGCATATACAATTAATTCATTATCTAATCCCACTCTAACATTAAAAAGGGGTGATACATACACATTCAATGTCAGCGCCAGCAACCATCCTTTCTGGATTACAACAGTTCAAGGTACTGGTGCCGGAGATGCATATAACACAGGAGTTACTAATAACGGGACTGATTCAGGTACTATTACTTTTACAGTGCCTATTGATGCTCCTTCTACGCTTTATTATAGTTGTGCATTTCACGTATCAATGGGAGGTACCATTAATATTGTAGCAGGAACAAGAACATATCGTGTTAGATTAGAAGGCAACGGAGGAACGTCTGGCACGTTAGGTAGTCCTGGAATGGTATGCGAATATGTATTCTATGAAAATGCGCCGGCCCAAATTGATTTAATAACCGGCGTTAACAATAGAAAGACTGCCGGCGGTGGGTTTACTATTCAACAGTTAAACGATTGGGGATTCATCAGTGGTCAACGTATTCCTGCTCGTGTAGCAGCATGCGATGTTGACCTAGAAGACTTATACTCTGAAGGTATTGTTATGGTTGGGGCTGCTGGCAATGGTCGGTGGAAACATGATGTACCAGGTGGTGTTGATTGGAATAACTCTTTTGAAATGTCTAGTCGTTATCCTGATAGTGTTAGTACTCCTTATTTCTATATGAGGGGCACTAGTCCAACTGCCAATGATAATCTAGTTAGCGGGCAATACAATTTACCTTCAATCTGTGTAGGCGCAGTGGACAGCATACAAATTGATCAGAAAGTTCAATTTAGTGATTGTGGTCCAGGTGTAGATATTTGGGCACCTGGAACTTATATTATTAGTGCTTTGCCAAGTGGTGGCGCCGGAGATCTTAGAAACATCACCTATCGTATTGGTAAGTTTAGCGGCACTAGTATGGCTAGCCCACAAGTATGTGGTGTATTAGCATGTGCGCTAGAATTGTATCCGCATATGACGCAAACAGCCGCCAAGGCCTATATACTAGCCTATGCTAAAAATAATCAATTAACTGCCAACACTAATGGTCCGGCAGATGGCCAAGATTTGCAAGGTGCGCCTAATAAATTTTTATATTATCATAAAGAACGTTTAGTTACTGGAAACACTGTGCCAAAGTTAAATTATCAACCTAGGCCTAGTACAGGATCAGTATATCCTAGACCTAGAATAAGAAGGACTCTATAAAAATGGCGTTAAACATCTGGACTCAACGATCTGGATACGAATTCAGCAGTGCCGCTGAAGGCAGTGAAATAGTCCAACAGTTACCGGTATCATATACAGCATTAGGTATAACTGCTAACGATGTTACTTTTACTGTTATATCAGGTCGTGTTCCTCACGGTCTAAGATTGTCTAGCGACTACATTATTGGTACTCCATTTGAAGTTCCACGTACTACAGTTTTTGAATTTGTTATCCGAGCCAGCTACAATGGACAAATTGCAGATAGAACATTTTTTTGGACCATAGAAGGAGCAGACGAACCAACGTGGGTTACTCCTGTTGGATCGTTGCCTGTTGGGGCAAACGATCAGTATTATATACTAGACAGTTCTTACATTGATTTTCAATTAGTGGCTACAGACTTTGACACGGCAGCTGGTCAAACATTAAAATATTTTCAACCTAAGAATGGAGGAGATTTGCCTCCTGGGTTGATTCTAACTGAAGACGGAAGGATTGTAGGTTGGATACAACCTACATTAGCAATTCCAGAAGGCACTGGCAATGGCGCATATGATACTGCAATATTTGATGAAGTGGCCTACGACTTCGGTTATCGTCCTTCTAACGGTTATGACAGCTATGTCTATGATACTGTAATCTACGATTATGCAGAAACTTCGTTAACTCCTAAGAAGCTGAATAGATACTATGAATTTTTAGTTACTGTTACAGATGGGGACACTAGTTCAACAAGACAGTTTAAAATATTTGTAGTAGGTGACGATTACTTCCGTGCCGACACCGTGGCCATTGGGGCAGGCGACGGAGTATTTACAGTAGACTCAACTTATGTTCGTGCTCCTATTTGGACCACAGCCAGTAACTTGGGTGTAAAAAGAGCCAATAACTATCTAACTTTTAAATTAGATACGTACAAAGCATTGGAACTAGGACCTATCATTTACTCATTAGACACAGTAAACCCTATCATTGATGGATATGCTTATACTACCTTAGCAACTGAAAACAAAATAACTAAAAATCTTTTAAGAATTAAAAATACAACTGGCACTCCCGTTGTAGGTAATAAACTCTGTCTTAAGGATTATGTGACAGATGCAGATGCCACTACATACAATGTTATCAATGTTACTAATGTATCATCAACTGAATTTATTCTAACCTTATCTCCGCCGTTGGCTATTGGTGTTGCTAATAACAAATTTATACAATTAGGCACTGCTAGTACACTTCCATTGGGCATGCAATTTGATCAGGGAACTGCAGAAGTTTTTGGAGTTGTTCCATATCAACCTGCAATTACAAAAAGCTATACATTCACAGTAACTGCCACTAGACTAAGTGACCGTGGTGAAATTGCCAACTCTAAACGTACATTTAGCGTACAGGTACTGGGTGAAATTGATAGCGTAATGACATGGAATACTCCTAGCAATCTAGGTAGCATTGGTGCTAATCTAGTTAGCACCTTAGCTGTTAGTGCATCTAGTACAGTGTCAAATAGTGCAATATTGTACGTATTAGAATCAGGAACATTGCCTCCGGGACTAACACTAAGTCTAGACGGAGAGATTGTAGGTAAAGTAAACCAATTTGGTGGTGAAGATGCGCCAGGAATACTTACACTAGATGGTGGGGGTCTACTGTTAGACGACGGTACTACTACCTTAGACAAAGACTATGCATTTACGATACAGGCTAGAGATATACTCAGCTATAGTGCAATATCAAGAGAGTTTACGCTAAACATTGATACTCCAAATGACAGATTGTACAGTAACTTGATTGTTAGACCTTTCCTAAAACAAACACAAAGAGATCTATTCAAAGACTTTATTACCGACTCTGATGTGTTTAGTATTCAATCAATATACAGACCGAGTGATCCAAACTTTGGCATACAGAAAGATCTTAAAATGCTAGTGTTTGCAGGTATAGAAACCAAGTCAGCTGCAGAAGTTGCCGGTGCCCTGGGTCGTAATCATAAACCTAAAAAATTTAAATTTGGCGCTGTTAAGAAAGCACAGGCAAAGATTACTGGAACAAACACAGTAGTTTACGAAGTAGTCTATGTAGAAGTTGTAGATCCATTAGAAACTAACAATGCTAAATTACCTGAACATGTATTCACAGGTATTAGTTCTGCAAACACTCCAATAACTGTTGATCAAAACAACGAATTTTATCTAGGACCTTTTAATCAAGATAGACAATTTTGGCATGCTCCGGATCCGTTTAATGTTACATTGGACAGCACCGAAGTGTATGCCGGAGACCCGCATACTAACATTGTGTTCCCTGCTAGTATAAGCATCTGGAGAGATCGCATTAAATCTTTAGGATTAAAAGAACGCAACTATTTGCCACTTTGGATGAGAACAGTTCAAGACGGTAGTGTGCAAGAATTAGATTTTGTTAAAGCTGTACCTCTATGCTACTGCAAGCCAGGAACGGCAGACGACATTATTTTAAACATTAAAAATCGAGAATTTGATTTTAAGCAAATTGACTATGTAATTGACAGATATATAATAGATTCTGTCACCGGCTACTCAGCCGATAAATACATCGCATTTAAAAACGATAGGACAACAATATCATGACCAGCGCAATAGTATCATCAACAATTAACCAAAACTTTCCGGTAGCAGGACAAGACAACAATAGTGTAGGTTTTAGAAATAACTTTACCTACATTAAAACTGGACTAGCAACTGCTGCTGGTGAAATTACTGCATTGCAGGCAACCACTGCTAAAACAAATGCAGACAACGATTTTAACGGTGTTAAAATTGAAAATGCTGAAACTAACTTATTATATGGTACTGTTCTTACTGGTAATCAAACTAGTAATCTTACTGTTGAAGTTCCAAATGCAGAATATTTTTCACATACATTTACTGGTACTGGAAATAGGACTGTTTCATTCACCAACTGGCCAGCTGGCGGATTTTCTAAAATTAGAGTTGATCTAACTGACGGCGGAGTTATAAGAACTCTTACATTCTTATTACCTAGTGGTGCTGATATTTTTGTTGACAATGGTTTAACTTATCCGCTAGTTACGTCAGGTACTGCAGCCAAACATTATATTTTTGACGTATGGACTATTGATGGCGGGGATAATATCTTTATTAAGTCATTAGGAACATTCGAGGCAATTTAATATGCATCCATTAGCAGAAGATTACAGTAAATTAAAAGACGCGGAAATTGAAGCAAGGATTTCGGATCTTGGCAAAAAGTATTGGCAATCTAGTAACCCAAGTGTGCAAAGTCAAATTGCCATGTTTTTGGATCTGTACAGAGAAGAACTAAGAAGTAGGCAAGCAAAGATGTGGCAACAACACCAAACCAAGGCTCCCGAGCTTGACAAACTGATAAACGTCAAGTAAAATAGCTAGATGCTATTAGACAAATTCAGTAATCCTGTATTTCAAGAACAAGATATTTTTAACATGCTCTACAAAGGGCAAATAGAATATCTTGATCAAATTATCATCGATCCAAGTATAGACACTAGTCAATTTGAAAAATTTGTTAAACTAAATGTAAGCACAGAGTTAGACATATCCAAAGTTGAGTTTGATCAAATTTGTCAAACAGATTGGTTTATGCCCGATGAATATAAAACAATGGACATTGAAACATTCATTATAGATCGCAGTCCTAAAGAAAATCTCACACGCATTGTAGAAGAATTAGAAGAATATAAAGAACGTAATATGTTAGATCTGTTACGTTGGCTCAAATATTTTGTAGATACTTGTAGATCTAATAATTTAGTATGGGGTGTGGGTAGAGGAAGTTCAGTAGCCAGTTATGTACTATACATTATAGGTGTACACAAAATAGACAGTATAAAATATAATTTAGACTGGCATGAATTCCTGAGATAAGTAATATACCGTAAGGAGAACTATTATGGCAATGAAAGAAGCAGCAAGAAAAGTGCATAAAACTATGCAAGGTAAAGAAATTGACCTTGACAAACTACGTATTCGCAACGAATCTACTCTAGCAGTAGGTAATGCTAAAATGAACGCTCGTGGCGATGAGTTAGGTCCAAATGGAAAAATTGTTCGTAAACGCGAAGAAGCAAGTACAGAGTACCATACAGATAGTTCAGATTTAAGATAAGAGGTTTTATGTCAGAGATTTTTAAAAATCCAGGCATTAATATTAATGCTTGGAAGGTATCCACTTTGAAGCCATTAACTGATAATGTAATAGTTACTGATATGAATTTCAGTGAACAAAAAAGCAACGGCGGCATTATCATACAAAGTGACAATGGCAAGGCACACGGCGTTCATCCTAGATGGGCTAAAATATATGCAGTGGGCCCGGACCAAAAAGATGTATCCGTGGGGCAATGGATTTTGATGGAACACGGTCGTTGGACTCGAGGTATTAAGATCGAAGATAGTGAAGGTGAAAAAATCATTAGAAAGGTTGATACTAAATGTATGCTAATGGTATCAGACGAGGCGCCACCAGATGACGCATGGATTGGAAGAGAACTATGACTAACACATTTAGAGACCAGGAAAAG